ACAGACTCATATTCAGAATAACCAGGCTTGGGAAGTTCTCTTATCAGAACGTCCGCAAAAATTTTCTCTTCGACTTTTTCATCCAATTGAGCAAAGGCAGTAAAACCATCAGATTCAGAGTGAGCGTGCCCATCCAATTTGAGCAAACTCCAGTCGGGTTTCGTTTTCAGATTCATATCTCTTTTCAAATTGAACATCAACCTTGTCAGAATAGAATGAGCTTCCATCTCGTCTTCGTCGAATGCGTTAGACAGATACTCTTTCTTCTTGTAATTGAAAGCCCAAAGATAAAAATAGCCAAGAACAGCATCCTCTCCTTTACCACAAGACGCCTTTCCCAAGAAACGTTTCAGCAATATGATAGGATCTTTGAACAACCGACCGTCCTTGACCATGAAAGAGCAGAAGTCACCTTGCGAACTTTCATAACGTTTGTCCACAGATGGGTCTTGATGCCTCAATTGTAAGTATGCATGGGTCAAAGTTCCTCCTTTTCCTCTCATAATATCATCGCCTCCTGACGCCATAGGAAAACCATAAGGCAAGCCGAACATCGCACATTCTCTTGCAGCTGAACTCAGTGTGTTGATCAGATAAGTCCAAACTTCACCAGAATCGGTCATGATAGCGAGGACTTTGTTCCTGATCATTTTGTGAGTTTTGTCGTATTTGAATTCATCGACAAAAGAAGGAGGGAAGCCGAACCAGCTCAGTAAATTGGCAAAGAAAACTACAGCCCAACCTTGCACAGCCTGGTCTTGTCCCTTTTGATCATTCATGTGGAAAGTGGAATCAGAACCAAAATTGGCGGTTGTCCACTGTTCAAAATCCTCCGGAGTCTTTTTGGCATGGAAGTACCAATGTTGTGGGATTCGTTCCATCAATTTCTCCAGAAGATAAATTCCATGAGGGCCGAATTTGAATATGTATTCGTCACTATGAATCATCACAGGTTGTAAGGGCTTTGCGACGGAAAAAGTCCTCTCTTTCAATTTCCATTGGGTCTTAGCTGTCATCATCATCCCAAAATCAGGATCAGCTCTTGTCAAAGACATTCTCTTCAAGGCTTGCGATCTGTCACCTCTCCGCTCTTGAAAGAGAGAGATGCATTTCCTCGAATATTCTTCGTCGAAAG